AAGGCCTACTAAACACCCAGAATAGCCCCGAAGTAGGGGTAAAACAGCCCCAAAAGGGCCCTGGACTAGGCCTAAAGTAGCCAGAATAATATTAGAATTACCCTTTTTACTAAGTACGTAGGGTTCTAGAACACTTTTTTTTTTCTTCTTCTTCTTCTTCTTCTTTATTACTAAAATTGTAATATTATTTATAGGGGTTCCTTGTTCTTGGTTCGGAGAGATAAAATGAGTGATCAATACGAACCGTTAGAAACACAAATAGTTGAACAATTAATTAAAGTGTTAGACTCACCAATGAGTGATAAAAAACATGATGAAGAAATGTTCAGACTGTTAGCAAAATATAAGTCAAGGTTGACTTACTTAGAAAAACAATATAAAAAGGAGAAAATAAATGGGTAAAGTCGGAAAGACCTTCACCATTGACCATGAGCTCTATGTTTGGTTAGCTGATCATGCAAAGAAAGAAGGAAAGAAAGAATCCTATATTATCAATGCTATGTTAACCAATCACAAAAGACAGTATACAACCTGGAAGTGTTCAGTATGTGGCACGTCTAATAGCAATGATAACAAAAGTTGTTACGTTCTGCGCCCTGGGCCCGATGGTGAATTTTGTACAGGAGTAAAAGCCTAATGCCCTGGCAACGACAAGCTATTCTAAGGTGTAAAAAGTGTGAGCATGAATGGCAAATTGACTATGTCACAGGTAATCAATATCCGTGTCCAGTGTGTGAAGGGGATAACCCTCAAAGTTAAATAGGTAATTCCCCTAAGAGGGGCATGGTAAGACGCCGAGCCAGAGCCAGAAGGAAACCTTCTCGCCAATTTGGAATTAATGTAATAGAAACTGGGGCTGCTTTAGCTCTTTTAACACAGACTAATGCGGGTTCAGCCGCAAAGTCTTTCCTAGCTGGAGATCTGAACACAGGTTTAACAACTTTATCAAAGTCGGCACAGTCCAATAAGAAAGCAATTACTAAAACTTTAGTGGGGGCATTTTTGGCCAAGGCTGCAGTACGTTCCTTTTCTCGAGGTTCGCCCGTTTTGGCGTCCTTGGGGCCCATAAAAATCCGCGCGTGATGGAGTAAAAATATGTCAATAGTAGTAACAAGAACAAGTGCAGCGTTAAGCGCTACCACATCGTTTCAAAGCATGACCAGTCAGTTTGCATCTTCGGGGCTTTCCCTGGTTGTGCCTTCTGGAGTTTCGCAAATAAGTTCTATCTCCATGGGAGTTAGTACCGTTGGAACTGGTGCAGATTTATGCAGTGGTTTCAAATTAACGGGTACGGCACTCCAAGAAGGAGATGCAACCTTTATGGGACCTGCAATCGCGCAGGCCGCAAGTGGTGGTACTGGAGTAGCTAACTGTGTTACACAGGAAAAGACCGCCCTGGGCGTGACTTCTGGTAATACCCTGGATATTCAAGTAGCTGTAACAACTGCAGCAACAATCGACGCAAGCTGCACGATTCAATTCGAGTAATTAATCAATGCCTGAAGGCGTTGGTTATGGACCGCAATTCACGGCCTCCACTGGATTAAGTCTTAATTATATTGGGAAACATTGCTACGGTATGAGTGGCGTTGTATCAGTAAATAATAATGAAACTTCGCTCCTTGAATTTCAAACAAGCAGTGAATATATTAAAGGAAAGATACAAATGACTTGCGCTTCTGACACTGGCGAAGATACACGATTTAAAATTTATTTTAACAATGTAATCATATTCCAATATGGAATGGATAACACTGGAGAATATGGGGGAGAAGAGGACCCCGACCAACCCGTTTTTGTAATAGTGCCACCTTTCACAAGCGTGAAAATAACCGCTATGAATTCTTCAAGCAGTGCTTCTATTAATCAAGTAGCCATTATGACAGGTCGATTATATGGCAAGGTTGACTAATGACACTTTCGACGGGGCCGAGCCTTAACTTTTTTGGTGACCACATGTTTGCCTGGAGTGGTCAGGAATTTTTAACCGCAGGCGGCACAACCATGTTGGACTTTATCTCTCCTAACAGGTACTATAGTGTCGTCACCAACGTCTCTTTCGACTATTCGGGATGTTCTGCAGGTGATGTCTTGTCCTGGTCACTCCAAGGGAACGAAGAGGCATTACATGTCTCCAAGTTCTTAATCATTGACGCAGGGATCGGGCCCCAATTCCCTAATCTATACTACACTATACCACCAAACACGGGGATGAAAATGGTGGCAACGGGTCCTACTGGGTCCATGACAGTTGTCCTGGAAGGGAAAGAGGTGCAATAATGCCCAGACGGCGAGGTTACTCAGATTCTGAAGACTTACACGAGGCCCTTAGAATAATTGAAGAAGAATTATTTAGATTAGATAAGAAAGAACGTGCACCATCCCGTAAACCAAAACCCAAAAGAAAACTAAGCGCCTGGAACAAATACGTTAAAGCCAATTCCAAGAAGCCACGCTTTCGTTTAAGATCGGGTTCACCTAATCTAAAGAAGCTAGCGGTTGCGTTCAGGAAAACCCCCGCAGGCAAGAAGAAGAGGCGCTAATGGTGTTTGCTGTTGTACCCGATGACGTAACTATAGAAGAGATTACAGGACCCCAGAAAAAAGCCTTAGATGAATATATGGGGGGCGAAAGAAAAGAAAATTATTTGAGCCAGTTTTTAGGAAATGAAAATACGCCCATAGTTATTGGCGGGTTTATTGCTGGTTTTCTGGGTGTCAGATTGGCGGAATCTATTATTTCAGACCTTGAAACCAGAGTTGGTAAATTAAGCGAGGATGTTAAACAAGGAATAAAAGATAGTGTAGACATAAGACTTCCAACCTTCGGAGCACCTGCGCCAGTTGCGCCCAAACTTAGTGACCTTATCACATATATTAAAGAGGAGATTAGCAAATGAATTTAGGTGCGCTGCTTACATTGTTTAAATTGGCTCAAGACATAGGGATTACAGAAGTAAAACCGATAGCGAGAAAAATAACCATTTCAATAGGTAAAACACCTCTTATACTTCCAGAAGGCTTTGAATTAGTGGGACCATCACGTTTAGGCCTTAGGCCGCCTGGACTATAGTGGTTATTTCAGCATTAGAATTATTGGGGTACTTTATTGCCTGGTCATTATTCTATTTTGGAATAAGCCATTACATTGCCAAACTGAGTAAGGATAAGTGGGTTGAATGGGCGAAATCTCCAGATAGTGATGAGGATCTCTTAATTATTCTGGAACCGATAGTAGATGAGATAGAAGAACGGACTCACGGAATGCTGGAAACTTTCCAACATTCTTTTTTTGGTTCCCTGGGTGCAGCCAGTAAAAAAATAGATGAATCGACAGGCCAGAGTACAATCAATGCAATAACCAAGGAGAGCCCCATTATGGGCCTGGTTGCAGAGATGTTAATGAAAAGAAGCGGCTTAGAAGGCCTACTAAACACCCAGAATAGCCCCGAAGTAGGGGTAAAACAGCCCCAAAAGGGCCCTGGACTAGGCCTAAAGTAGCCAGAATAATATTAGAATTACCCTTTTTACTAAGTACGTAGGGTTCTAGAACACTTTTTTTTTT